GCGAATGATCCTACAGGATTGGTTATCGATCCTGCCTGTTTGCCGATCTCCAGCACTCCTTCTTTGGCTATGCCTTTGAGTTCTTCCTTGACATCTTTCTTCTTGATCTTCTTGGCGTTGTTGTAGGTGTTTGACGCTGATAGGATTGCCCCCAGAATGTTGCCTGACTGCACGTTCCTTATCACTGATCCTATGCCGTCAACCACACCGCCAGGACCGAATATAGAATTGGTCCCCCCGCCTAATACAGTCAATGGCGACGGTTCGTTGTCGTAGCGCACTGTGGCGAAACCCGGTACGTTGTTCTTGTTGACTATGCCAGACTTGTAAATGACCGTCTCGTAGAGGATCTGCATGGTGTTGCTTAACACTCCTGCACCGTCCGCTTGGTCAAGATTGTCATGGCTGAATGATCCTATCACCGGATTGACCAAAGTCATTGATGTGAATCTCTGTTTGTGTAACACGAATATCTCAATTCCCTTAAGGTAGGGTTTCTTCCTCTGGTTGGGTGTGTCCATACCAAACTTGTTGGTGGTCCTCTTGTCCCCCCAGTCATACAGGTCATCCTTTGTGTTTGATATCTGCAGGTCCGAATTCATTGACACAGAATCCGCTATGTGGTACTCGTAGTATTTCTTCCAGAAGGCGTTGACAGTGTCAGCGTGGTCGTCGTGGAATGTGATGTTCACGGGTTCGTACGCTATCCTGGTCGCCGCGTACATCTTCTTGTTGTACTGTGTCTTCTCCTCAACGCTCATGTTGTACTTGGGTAGGTCACAGCTCTTTACCAACATGTTTAATTCATAACGTTCGTTGCTGTTGAAACTGTCCACGAATAAGGTCTCGTCCGTGTTGAAAACCACGTGGAACAGGAACTTCTGTTTGGGCATCAACTTGTGATTGTTATCTATGTACAATCTTGACGCGTGGCGATAGTCCTTCATGCCTGGAAGGCCGTCCTGGAAACCTTTAAGGAAGTTGTTGATGCTTGGCATATGGGTATTTATGGCCACAAAAAAAGCGCCATATAAAGGCGCTTTTGATGTTTTATAATTGCTTTGTTAATTCTTACTGTCCACCACCAGTACTTAGAGTACCTATGGTTCTCGCAACTGCTGTTCCAATTCCTGTGCCTTGTGGGGTCTGGATAGCATTGTCGTATCTCACAGAAAGTGTGATTGTTACTGGATCTGATGTGGCGTATGCTAAGGAGTTGTAGTTCACGTTCTCAACGTATGCACCGTATAACTCAAATGTCTCTAACACATTTGGAGCGCTCGCGCCGTTACCGCCATCAAGCATCTCGATCCTACCAGTGAATTTGTAGTCGATACCTGATGCCGCACTTGATTGTTCAAAGAAGTCGAACTGTTTCTGTATCTGCTCGCCAACCAGTTTGGTCACTGAGTTGTTCACATCATCTCTTAGAGTGATAGTGATTGGATCCCAGGTGTGTTTGCCCGCAACGTATACTTTTGAGTTGTACACATCTAGTGTCACTGTGTCAAAAGTCAGGTTAGGTCTCGTGATGTCGATCACTTGTTTTGTAAGTTCTGATCTCGGTGTTGATACTCCAAAATTCTCCAGGATCGCTCTGAAACGATACTGTAGTTTTGGCATCAGTAATCCCTGCGATGCTGAACTTTGATCGTTTGATAAAGGTACTGTGAATTTTGATAAAGTTGATATTGCCATTTGTTTCTCCTATCTATTTATTCCAAAATTAGTTCCCTAAATTTGCAATCTCTCCTGTGTTTTTGATTCTCAACGGTATGTAGATGAACTCGACCGACTTCACTGGTTCGATCGCGATATCCACGTACAGTTCGTTCCTGTCGATCCTTGTGGGTGTGTTGTTGGTGTCATCACACACAACTAGGAAGTCATACAACGCTCTCTGACCAACAAGCTCTAACAAGAATGACTCGATCGCTTGTTTGATCTCGTTCCTTGTCAGCTCATCGTTTGGTTCAAAGATGAATGGTTTGGCGATTGCGTCTAGTTGTGATCTCAGATACACTGCCAACCTTGATACGTTGATTCTGTCCAGTGCTGAACTTGCCGATGTCTTGGTCAAGTTACCGAAGTTCACGATACCAGCACCTGAGAAGAAAGTTATTGGGTTAACTTTGACTTCGTGCATGCTGTCTCTCACTGACTCCGTAACAGATATTGTTTGGAATTCACCACTTGCTGTGTCTATGTAACCAACCGCTGTGGCATTGTCAACTACACCTCTCCTTGTGCCCGATGGTGCGAACCATGGGAAAGCGATGTTGTCGTTGTTGGCCAGCGTTCTCATCATCATGTGTGATGCTGGTACAACGATCTGTTTGCCTGTGTTGTCAGTGGTCAATCCTGATGGATAGAAAACTCCTAGGTAATCACTTGAGCTCACAAGTCCGTCCTCACCGTTGTCCAGTGCTGACGCGGTGTTGTTGGCCCAGTTCTGTATCGCTGTGGATGTGCCTGTTAATCTCAGAGGCGTGTCACCTACCACGAACGCAGTGTTGTTCCTGTCCGTGTTCAGGTTGATCATGTTCTGTATCACTTCTGGATATCCAGGACACGCGATCACGTTGTAACCCCTTTGGTCTTCCCTGATTGCTTGGTTGGTGTCTATCTCAGATTTCAACTGTTCTACGATGACCTGTCTCTGTGCCTTCCTTCCGAAAGTGCCAGAACCGTCCGCGTTGTTGCTGGACTTGGTCACCCATCTGTCTGGGTAGTAAGTGCTGACAGACTCGTTGTTGTATCTTATGTTACCCAGTCCTGTTGAACCAGATCCAGGATAAGCAGTCGTTGTTATGTAACTGTTTCTGTACTCTTTGACATTGTAACCAGAACGTCTCGTGTTCCATAACAGGATACCCTGTGGGTAGTTGTCTGGGTTTGGAGCGTCTGGGTCCAGGAAGTCATCGCTCAACAGGTCCTTGATTGTTGAAGGAGTGCCTGCCGCTGTTGATGTTCCTGCCGCTTTGTCTGTTGAGGTGTGCCATCTAGCGTCAGCGAACACGATACCATCTTCCGTGGTCTGGTCCGCTTTGTCAACTAGCACCCAAGCCGCGCCTGTCGTGGTCACTGCCACTTGGTTTGCCGTGTTGCTTGAACTTAGTGTCGCTGATGTGTTGTACTTGTAAAGTTTTGGATAGTTCTCTAGATCGCTGGTGTCGATCCATAAGTCATTGTCAACAAGGGCAGTACCATCTGACTGTGTGGTAGGTGCCGTTGCTGAGAACTGTGGACCATTTGGATCTGTTGAACTGTACACTTGGGCGTACCCTTTCCAGGTTGTGCCGTTGTGCGTCATGATGTCCGCAACATCTGAGTTGGTGTCATACCATAGTGTGCCATCTGCTGGCTCGTTGGTTGGCGCGCTAACTGATGCTGTGTAGCTCAATCTCTTCCAGTTAGATGCCAAGATACCTGTGTTGGCGCTCGAGTCTAGTGTTTCACCAGTTGGTAGGTCATACAAGTTGTCGATCAGTGTGCTACTGTTCGCAGTGTACGTTCCATAACTGTGTGCCGTCGTTGCGCTGAATCCCGCATCTGCCAATGGTGTGCCTAATGTGTCAAACATCCTGAAGTCACCGCCCAGTGCGTGTGTCATTACGATCTCACCAGTAGTCAACTTGCTGGCGCTGACGTTTGTCAGTCCCGCACCGTTCACTGCGGCTATGAAATCATCGGCACCTGTTCCAGCCAATGTGACTGTGACTGCCGAGCTCAATGCCTCTTGGTTCTTGATTGATTCCTTGATTGTGAAAGTATTTCCACTTGTGAAACTTGGTGAAGTTTCATTACTTGTTATAGTGGTTACTCCGCCTTCGTATCTGAAAAGTTGGAAGTCACCCACGTTTGGAGTCGTGTCAGAGGCGTCCGCCGCTGTCATGCTTTGTTCCGTGATGTTGTACTGTGCGTACAGTGATCCAACGGTCAGGTTCGCTCCACCACCCGCGGCGTCTAGGTTGTAGATCGCTGAGTTGTGTGTGGCGTACAGTGGGCTGGCCACTGTTGAGAAGCTGGCATCTGATGTGCTGTAGATTTTAGCAACAAGGTTAGCACCTGAGTTGGCGCTGGTTGTCTTGAACCAAACAGAACCGTTTGGTCTGTTCTCGTCTGCCGTCTTCCAGGTTGGTCTGTTGGTGTGTTTGTCCTGTAGGAACTTGGCACCGTTCTTGACTCCAGAAGTGATGCCTAGTTCTGCTAGTACACCGTTACCTTCATCAAATCTGATTGTGTTTGTTCCCGCTGATGAATCACCAAGAGCAAAACCGTTATGGAATATCTCTAGGTTTCCTGTTGTAGCGTTCACGCTGGCTGAAACGTTTGTGACGTTTGAACCAATCGCTGTGGCCACATCAGATAGGTTTACACCTCCTGGTGTGATTGTGACGCCGTTCATGACAAAAGTGTTACCACTCGTTACGGTCGTTCCTGATGCTACCGTCACAACCGGGTGTGACAAGTGCCACGCACTCGATCCTAACTGCACCCAAGCGTTGCTTGAGTTCTTGTAATAGATCTTGTTGGAAACGTGTGTGGTATTGATAGCGTACTGTCCGATGGTTCCAATTGATGTCTTCGGTGCACCAGTGCTCACCGCACCAACTAGGTCACTTGTTGAAGTGATCAGTATCGGAGTAATTGTTGTGAATGCTTGGTCAGTGGCAGACCATTCGAATATACCATACGTGCTTGATGCAAGGTCAAACCAGTATGTGCCATCTGTTGGTGCCGCTGTTGGAGCCGACGCGCTTCCGATCAATCCGTTGGTGTCAACGTTGGCTCTAAGTACGTATGCTCTGTTGGCCACTCCTAGGAAACTGTATGCGGCCTGTAGACCCCATTCGTTCAATTCATAACCATGTAACGAATTTCCTGATGCGTCCGTGTAGAATTTTGGATCTCCAAAAGTCTCTGTTAATTCTCTCTGTGATGAGATAAGGTAAGCAGTGTTGGCGTTGGCAGTCGTTGTTCCCGCCGCAGTTCCGTCTCCCGCTCCGTTTGCCTTATCCTGTGATGATGCTACTATGAATAGTGGTGTTGTACCCGCATCTGATGGTACGTAGAAACTCTCGTTTATTACTGAAACTTCTACTCCTGGTGATGTTAAAGCCATTTTTCGTATTCTCCTTGCAAGTTACGTGTATACTAGAGTTATTTATTA